CAGTCGCTGCCGCTGTGGGATACATCATCCGTGACGGACATGAGCTACATGTGCAATAGCTGCAGCTCTCTACAGTCGCTGCCTGCCTTCTCTGTCGCCAACGTCACTGATTTCACCGATTGGGTCACCACCTGTCCTTCCCTAGGTGCCGCGCCACTTTCAGGTCCCGTCGTGAACATCAGCTTCGCCAACTGCAAACTCGCACGCGACGAGATAGTCGCCATATTCCAAGGCCTGGGTACTGTCACTGGCAAGACAGTCACTATCACAGGCAACTGGGGCATTGCTGCCCTTTCGGAAGCCGACCGTGACATCGCCCGGAACAAGGGCTGGACAATCGCGGAGTGATGAGACCATGAGCGACGACATCAAACCTATTGATCCTAAACCCGGCCTCTACAAACTCGGCGGAACTACCCTACTCTATGCGGCCTCGCGGGTTAGTTCAAAATCCTATGATTTGGCTATCGCGCAGGCTGAAAAGAGCGTAAGCAATGATGGGTGGTGCTGGTTCGCATCTCGCGCAGAAGCTGAGGCTGCGTATGGTATCACATCCCAAAGCGAAACTTACTGTGCACGCCAGGACTGTCCCGATAGAGTGACAGAGGTTCCCTCCGAGGTGAAACAGTATGGCTAACGACATCGGCCTGGGCCAACCTATCTGGGGCTGCCCCTTCACACTAATGTTTCCCATCCGCGACCGTTATGGCGCTGTGCAGACTGGGTGTGCCTCTACGGCAGATTCTGAAATCTCCAAGGACGGTGGGGCCTTCGTCGACTGCACCAACGAGATAACCGAGATCGGCAGCTCTGGCTGCTATCAGATCACGCTTGAAGCCGCCGAACTGCAGGCAGCCTGCGTCCTGTATAAGGTTTCGACAAGTGCCGGGGCCTACTATGCGACCTTGCTGCCGGTGAGGTGTGCGGTTGTGCTCGACGACCAGGCCGCCGGAGGCAGTGCCAACACCTTGACCTTGGCCGCAGGAACTGTACTCGCTGATGGGCAGTATGATGGCTACATCCTGCTGCTCGACGGTGGCACTGGTGCTGGGCAGGCCGCTCGGGTTATCTCGTCTATCGCGGCCACACGCGTGCTGACGGTCCAGGCTAACTGGGAGACACAGCCAGACGCCACTACGACCTATCAGCTGCTCCAGCCGCCAGAACGCGCCGCAATGGCCGAGGATGCGGCACGGGAGGTTCGGTTCCGCTCGTGTATGGGCGTGGTAACAGACCTCGGGGATGGGACTATCAAGGTCTATGACGGACCGGACCCGGCTGGGGCGAATGTGCTGTTCACGCTCACAAAAACGACTGTGGGTGATCAGGACACGTGGGTGAGGTCTTGATGGGGGACATCCGGGCTGTAGCGACTCTAGGCTATATGATAGCCGCCGGTAGTGGGACGCCGGTGACTGTCGGAACATGGGGATACTGGGCTCCAGAAGCCGCTCTGACTGTTTTGCCCTCGGGTATCGCTTCTGCCGAGGCATTGGGCTCCCCGAAGCTTGATCTTCGTATTCTACCAGAAACCGTATCGTCTGCCGAAGTTCTGGGTGCTGCGCAAGTTACTCCTGGACCAGTCGTTCTCCTGCCTCTGGCTGTTACATCGGCGCAGGCATTTGGTGCACCAGCCCTGTCACTCTCAGTGATGGCGGATGCGATAGTCTCAGCTGAGACTATTGGTGACACTATCATCATACCTGGCTCAGTGGATATAGCACCCTTCGCTCTGCTCTCTGCCGAGGCCTTTGGTGAGGCTGGGATCAGTCCGTGTGCTGTGGCTATAATACTACCCAGTATTGCCTCGGCTGAGGCTTTCGGGAGTCCTTGGGTCAGCTTGAGTATTGCACTGTCTGGTATCATGTCGGCTGAAGCGCTCGGACAGACACGAGTCAGTCCGGGTGCCGTAGCGATCTTGATCCAAGGGACAGACTCTGGCGAGGCTTTCGGTGATGCGTTGTTGCGCATTCTGGGCCGTATGCCCTTCCGTGCCCGCGGCGTTACCGCCAGCCTGGCCCTGGCTGAAGAGGTAGATGCACTGGTGCGTCGGGCACGCGCCATAACCATTGCCCATCTGAAGGCCGATCTCGATGACTGACATCATAGACATTCAACCTGCCACCCGCCAGATTCGCCCTATCCTAGGCGCGACGACAATCGAGATCACGTATACAGTGCAGGACGCGAACGGGACACCCGTGAACCTGACTGGTGCGACGCACCGGTGTCTCGTGAAACGCCGCCGCAGCGATCCCGACACGGATGCCATCTGCGCCCTCTCAGTCACGGTAGCAGCCCCTGCCACTGGACGAGTGATACTACGTCTCGTACCCAGTAGTACAGGGCCTGATCCCTATCAGCCTCCCATAGCTGGCCTCTACTACCCTGACTATGATGGCCGCGAGACGCGGTATGGCTACGTATCGCCAGGTACCTACTATGCCAGTCATTTATTTGTGCTAGATAGAAGTCCTCACACACCACTGGAGCTGGTGATCACCTTTGGCATGCCTGTCACACGGACTGTCGACTGATCGTCGGAGGTCAATCATGGATCAGATTCGCGAGATCGGTGAGTACCTCGCTAGGCTGGTGGAAGGACCCTTCAAAACGGCGGGGGCCTTCCTGGCGAGCCTGGTGGTCCTATACTGGGACGCTGCTCCTCAGGCACTACGGGGCGCCGTTGTTGCCGCTGGCGTGCTGTTCGTCTGCGACATTATCCTGGGCATGACACGCGCATTGGCTGAGCGCCGGTTCAGTTCGCTGGGGTTTGGCCGGGCCATCACGAAATTCGTCGCCTATGCGGTGTCGCTCGTGGCGGCCTGGGCAGTGGACTATGGTCTAGGTGTCGAGGCCTTCGCCCAGCTGGCCATGGCGACGCTGATTGCCGTGCGCGAGGGGATCTCCGCAATGGAGAACAGTGCCGCGCTGGGTGTGCCCTGGCCAGCATCGATCCGTGAACGGCTGGAGAGCCTGCAAGAGGAGGCGGAACGGACGCAGGCGCCGATGGAAGCGCCGACGCCAGCCCCGACGGAGGCCCCGACGGATGCACCTCCCACCGGCATGGAGACCACGCCGGGCGACGAGGACCGATAGCAATCTCAGGAGGTCGTGCCAATGCGACTGCCGGATGTGGATTATTCATGGTTCGTATATCCTGCCTCGGATAGCCGCCACGGTCTGCCGCGACCTACGCGGCGCTATGCCGCCTCCGGCGATCCGGCACACGCCCGGACGGAATACTGGTTCGGCGGCCTATCAGGTGTGGGGACTGGAGGGTGCGTGCTCAAGGCTCGTAGTCCCGGGGTCTGGACCAGCTCCGCACCCAAGCGCGTGCTCGTGGACTTCCCTATCATTGGGCGGTTTACCGTCCATCAGCTGATGGAGGACGGGCTGCGGCGGGCACTGCAGGACATCAAGGATGCCGGACTGGCCGACCAGATCGACGTCAGCAACACGCGTAGCGTCGGAGGGACCTACTGCTGCCGCTATGTACGCGGTGGCTCGACGCCTTCGCCCCATGCATGGGCCATCGCTATTGACCTCAACCCTAATCATCACCTTCGCGATGGGCGCGACGTATACAGCGCGGCCGCAACGAACTACCAGGAGGCCGCGCCACCCAGCCTGGCCGCCATCGCGCCGTACTTCACGCGGCTGGGGTTCACCTGGGGGGGCCACTGGGTTAATCCGCGCGATCCCATGCATTTCGAGTTGACGCCGCTAACTCTGCTCATCATGGCTGGGGAGAGACACAGGCTCCCTGCGGCCTTCGTCGCGCGGTGCGGCGAGGGCCTACCTGGCGCGGGGTCTCCGGTCCCCACCGCGTTGCAGTACCCACCGGCGGGCACACCAGTCAAGATCGTCATCCAGCACGGGGATGACTACGAGCTCCTTGGCGAGGGCGTGTTCGATGGCGAGATGACGCGAGTGCCGGTGCGGCTGATCGAGCGAGCGACGACATGGGCTGCGGCGCGGATGGCGTCGGCAGAAGGAAAGGGGCCAGCGTATGAGCTGAGGGTCACGGATCACCTGCGTGATCAGCGGAAAGTGTACATCACAGTGGTCCCGTTGGTACCCCCGGACTCGTCCGCATAAGCAGACCTCTACGGCTGGACCGTAGCCCAATCGCGCAGGAGGAATGGCCGTGCACCTATCAGATATTTCCGACGAGGAGAAGAGAGAACAACTGGACCAGCGGCTGGTCCAGATGATCGTTGACTCTCAGTGGCCCGCGATCCAAGAGACGCTGAAGGCCGAGTTCGCCACCGACCCCGCATCGCTAGCCTTGGTGCTGAGGGCAGGCCGGCGGGCATGCGAGAGGATGGTGGAGCACCTACTCTAGCGGAGACGAGGCAGCCTGATACCTGCCCGTCCAAGAAAAACGCCCCGGTCGCGTGGACCGGGGCGATTGCTGGAGAGATGTTAGGTTAGTCGAGCTCGTAGGCCTCGACAAAATCCATCGCCTCGAGAATAAGTCCGAGCGCACCACCGAGCGATCTGTCCGATATGTCTATCTCAGGGTGCTCGGCGAGCAGGCGGCCCACCTGCTCGGCAGCGTCCTCGCATCTCAGCGTGTTGTGCAAACACGCGGTAGCCAGTCTCTGCACCGTCCGCGCGAACTCGATCTGGGTCATGCTCCTGCCTCCTTGCTCATCGTGATGATTAGAGTATACCACACTCCCGGGCGCGTGTCAAGCCCCTATCGAAAGTTTTTTCCGGCCACCCGAAAAGCGCCCCGGTCGGGAGGGCCGGGGTGACAGCCGTCCGCTGCTACTGGCGATTAGGCCTCAGTCTCCCGGCGGTGTATCTGCTGGACGGGCATTGTCTAGCATGTCATCGGCTCAGTCCAACAGGTCCTCAGGCAACGCGTCATCGAGAAGCGTCTGCACCTGGCGGATAACGTCAGGTGGTTGATTTCCCCCCAGTAAAGTCTTGAAGTCGGTCAGCTAGGCCTCGGTAGCGGGATGCTCGTCGCGCAGCATGTCGATCCTCTGCAGAGTATCGTCCAGCAGCTGCTGCGCCCAGAGATAGGATGCCTCAGGATGTAGGCGTCGGTAGCCACTGCCCAACAGCTGGTGCACCATCTGGACTGCAGCGGCCTGGTCAATGTTGCCGCGGCGATAGTCCTCTGCGATCAGCGTCACCAACTGGGCGAACTCCATAGGGTCCCAATCCCGCATATCTAGCGTTTCCATGGCCTGGTGCAGCAGCTGCTCGGCCCAGGCATAAGACGCCTCTGGATGCCATTCTCGATAGCTCGGGGGGAGGAGATCATGGACCATCCAGACGGCTTGGGTCTCGTCGACCTCACCGCGCACGTACTGTTCCGCGACAGCGTTGAGCTGCCGATAGAATTCCCGATGGTCCCACGCCTGCCGTTCCAGTTTCTGCACCGCGTCCTCGAGCAGGTGTTCAGCCCACCGCATGGCCGCATCTCCCTCCTCGTCTAGCAGCTGATAGATCCTCTCAGCCGCGGCAGGGTAGATGAGGTCACCGTAGAGATAGTCCACAGCGGTAGTCTGCACTACGTCGTAGAACTCTCTGATGGTCATGTAGACCAACCTCCTGATGATAAGCCCTCCGCGTAAAAACCCCCGCCAGGTGGGAGGAGGGAGGCAAGGAGGCTATACCCACCTGGCGGGGCGTGAAGCACAATGGTACCCTACACGACATGGGGAGCGCTGTCAAGGGGTCCTGCGGAAGAAGAACGCCCCGGTCGCGGGGGCCGGGGCGGAGGCGTGGGAGGCGTGGGGGATGTGGTCTCAGTCGCCTGCGACCACATCCCCCACAGACTTCCGCAGTACTACACGCCAGCGTGTGCCGGGGGGGAGTACTACCGGTGGATGCTGCGGGTGCTCGACGATCCGCGATCCATCATCGAGCACGCGTACCTCGTGGTTCTGAGGCAGGTCCTCCAGCCGATCCACCCGGCTGGGGACCAAAAAAACGTCCCCCTGCCGGATGGTGCCGGGACGCCGGGCCGCCGCCGGCACGACCCACTCCAGGGCCTCCGCGACGGTCCGGATACGTGACGGTATCCGGACCGCCCAGAGTTGTCCATCCTCTACCCCGCAGAGATAAGACGCCTTGCGCGGCCACCGGCCTACAGAGTATAGTCCTCTGTAGACCCAGTAGCGGCCGCGCCGGTCGGTCACCACGTGCTGAGACTCCGCTTGCCACCACCCCTGCGGGACCGTTTGCCCGCAGGCGCGGATTGCCTTCCGCGACCAGCGGCGCAACAGCGCCGTGAGGCGGTCGCGGAAGGGCCTTCCCTCCATCTGCTGGGGCCGCTGCCGTGCGCGCCAGATATCCGCCTGGCGCAGCACCTCTTGTACGACTTCCTCGCGATACTCCTCGTCGATCTCCTCAGCGACTTCCTGGAGCGCCTTGTGTCCCATCCAAGGCGCCCATTCCCTCCGCACTTCTGCCGCTATCCTTGCTATCATTGCCATCCCTCCTATTTTCATTTCGCGGCCATCATAGCACAGAAGCTTACCCGCGTCAAGTCCCTGGGAAAGATAGTTTGTCACAGCCGTGGTGCAATGTCTAGGACGCCAGGCTGCCGTTTGGAGGGGGATAGTCCTCCATAACTATCAGAGCGTTCTGCGGTGCGGTGGATCGTGTCGCGACGGAGTACGTGCGCGACCAGATCGACCGCCCGACGTCGGTGCAAAGATTACAGCATGCATCGCAAGCCTCGGCACAGCGATGGATGCGGAGGACGCCCACTGTTAGATCGCCATCGCCGACGACTACCTCTCCGAGAGGATCGACCGACCGACTGCCACCGAGAGGCTCCTCAGCCTATCCCCGCCCGACGACGTGCGCGAACACTACGTCTCCACCGCATGTGGGCAGAACGAGTGCTGGCAGAGGCGGCCGACCGACGACTCCGCGACAGACAGGCGGAGTTCACTGCGGCGGGGAGATCGACCGGCAGCGGCCACTGCGGGGTTGGGAGGGCTGATTATCTGTCGCCGGAGCGGCTGCTGGGCAGTCCAGGAGCAGGAGCGCGAGGCGATGGGAGAGTAGTCGCCCTCATAGTGCCCGACGCCGCCGTACCAGTCGCCCCGGCCGGCATGGCCGGGGCGTTCTTCTTCGCGGGCGGCTCACCGCCGCGGAAAACAGTTTTGCCCTGGGGCTTGACATAGGCTGGTGGGTGTGGTATACTCTGATCATCACAGGCAAGGAGGCAATGCCATGACATACGATCACAGCCAGTTCTATGGCTCCGTCGAGGACGTCGCTGAGGATTTTCGCAGTGGCAACCTCGACTGGCAGGCGGCGGTCGCGAGGGTCCATGACCTTCTCGACCCCGAGTACGTCCACGAGTGGCCCGAGAGCTCGTGGGATGCCGCCGAGCAGCTCTTGGATGCGATTTGGCGGTGGCTGGAGATATACAGGCCCAGCTAGCCAAGCGTATATCCCCCTCGCCCCGGTCCCCGCGACCGGGGCGCTTTTCTTGTGTGGGGGCAGCCGAGAAAAAACTTTCTCCAGGGGCTTGACAGGGCAGATTTTTTTCGCTACACTCAGGCCATAGGAGGTGATCCAATGGAGGAAATGCAGCGAGTACTTGAGGGTCTTGGTGTGACCCTCACCGAGCTGAGTGCCGCCAGCGGCATGAGTATCGGCTACTTATGCCGCATTGTTGGCGGCACCCAACGCCCCAGCGAGTCGGCGCGTCAGCGCATCATCAAAGCGCTGGCTCAGCTCCGCGAGCAGCGCCTGCGGGCCGCCGTGGAGATAGACTTCACGGCACTGGAGCAGGAGCTGGAGCAGGAGCTTTCAGGCACACAGCCGGCGCGCAAGCCGGCACGCAAGACGAAATCAGCGCGCAAATCAGCGCGCAAATCCTAGGAGGGAGAGAAGATGGGACTGATCGTCAACTTTGGTCACCCGATCACCGATCAGCAGTTACAGCAGATCGCGCGGCTGACGGGCCGGGAAGTCGCTGAAGTTCGCGATGCACCCTGCCAGTTTGACCACGCGCGGCCCTTTGCTGAGCAGGCGAGGGCCATGATCGAAAGCGTGGGGCTTACGCCAGAGGAGTGGCAGACACTTCCGATCCTTGTGAACCTGCCGGCGCTCAGCATCATCGCCGCGCTTGTGCTCGCGGAGCTCCACGGACGAATGGGTTATTTCCCAACGGTGTTGCGACTTCGGCCGGTGGAGGGCGCGGTGCCGCCCAGGTTTGAGGTTGTCGAGATCCTCAACCTGCAGCAGGTGCGCGACCAAGCGCGCCGAACGAGATAGAGTCGCATACCCCGGCGGCTGGCACGCACCAGCCATGCAGCAGATCGCCTAGTCGAGCCGCACCCGCCAGCCGCCGGGGAACCCCATAGGAGGAGACTACCATGATAACACCTACAGTCGGGTCCAATTGCCACTGGTCCAGTCATTGGTCTGGCCACCCGGAGGGCAGTGCTGCCATCCGAGCAGGTGTGGACCTGCTGGTCCATGCTGAGTTCGATCGGATGGTATTCGCCTGGTGGCTCCGCTGGCCAGAGATCACGTGGCTGGCGACAAGGCCAGGGGAGATAGGCGATACAGTACGCCAGGCTGTCGCCCTTGTACGGAAGCCAGCGGAGCGCCACGTTGCCCAGCGTCGATTGGCCAACCAGATCTATGATGATTCTGGGCTGTTGGTCGCTCTGCTGGAGCAACTGGCAATCCGCTCGCCCGAGCGTGCTCGGTCGCTGCTGCGCCGGGCACTGATGGAGATTGCCCGCGGAGAGGGGGTCTGGCAGAACGATGCCTATCGCGTCATCGCACAGAGATTCCTCGAGGCCTGGCCAGCTTCCGGCGACTGCCCGGAATGTGGCGAAAGGCTGGTCTACGCCGAGGATGACGAGAATGCGCGGGAGTGTGTGGCATGCGACTATCGCTCGTAGACCTTCCCATAGATCTCTCCGCCGCACCAACGAAGCAGCCCCCCGTCACAAAATCAATCCGCGTGACGGCGGTCCAGACTTATCTCGCCTGCCCTCGCCGATATCGGCTCCAGTACATCGATGGACTACACGGGCAGGCCAGCCCCGCTGCTGCCCTCGGCACCTGCGTGCATAGGGCGGTAGAGGTCCTACACGCCGGGGTTTCCATCGATGACGCAGTGGCGACACTGCGGGCGCAGTGGGAAACCCTTAGAATCGACGACCCTGTGGCCCTAGAGGACCTGCTCGCCGCTGAGAGGGAATGGCTGCCGTGGTATGACCAGTGGCGCCAAGGCCAGCGGGATATCGCCGTCGAGGAGGGCTTCAGCGTGCCACTGCCAGGACTGGACTGGTATCTGGTAGGGCACATAGACCGAATCTACCTCCAGGACGGTCAGATCGTCATCAGCGACATCAAGTCAGGCCGCACCCGGCCGGACGTTCGGCGTGACCTCCAGCTATCGCTGTATAGCTGGCTTTTCCGCCAGATCAGCGATCAGCAGGATGACTACCAGGAGGTCGTGCACCTTCGCACGCGGAAGGCGGTCCGGACGGCGCGGACGAACGACTACCTGGGGCGCGTCATTGAGCAGGTAGTCGCGCCCGTCGTGGAAGCCATCGACGCGGGGATTTTCCCCGCTAATCCCGACAGCCGCTATGGCTGCGGGTACTGCGATCTATCGCAGTATTGCACGATAGGAGGAGAGTCCAATGAGTGAGATGAACGATGAGATGGCCGTCAGGGCATTTCGGCGGAGGTTGCTCCCTCGGCTGGGGAAGATCGGCTTGGGGGAGCGGGTGAGGAAGGGCGACAGGGAGCACCCACGAGAGGTGTCTTATTTCCGGGTGCCAGAGGAAGTCGCTGCGGTGTATGGACCGCAACCGACAGAACTGGACGTCCTTGTCCCGACGCCGCGCATAGCAGAGTGGTTCCCCGTGCGGCTGAAAAGCTATGGCAGCGGCGGGCACCTGAAATGCACAGGAGATGGTGAAATGGCGCGGCGCTTCGACGAAGGGACGGGGCAGTGGCGCGAGATCAACTGTGATCATCGCGATTGCCCATGGTACCGCGAGGGCCAGTGCCAGGAAATCGGGAACCTCCAGCTGGTGCTGCCGAGAGTCTCCATGAGGGGTGTCTACCAGATAGACACGTCGTCGTTTTACGGCATGAACGCCGTGTACGACGAGTGGGAATTTTTCTCTGGAATCTTCGTGGCGCACACTGGTGCACCGGAGGCACTGCCGTCAGTCCCCTTCAAACTCGTGCGCCGCATGGAGCAGATCGAGTACTGGGACGGCCGCGAGGGCAAACGGCGCACGACGAGCCACCCTATCCTCCATCTGGTAGCCCCGGACTGGCGGATCGATGATCTGCTGACGATTGGCGCCCGGTACCGCCAGATGCGAAATCCCCAGGGGGCGCCTGCGTTGCCCGCTAGCTCTAGCTATAGTGGTGATAGTGAGGAAGAGATAGAGCTACCGGACGATGTGGAGATAGAAGAGGATCTGGTGCCGGGGGCCGCGCCTGAAGGGCCAGACCTCGGGCAAAGGACGGCCTGGGCGGCGATAGAAGAGGCTGCGGAGGCAGCTGGCATGGTCGTTGCCGCCTTTGAGGAGGCCGCCTGCAGGCAGGTCACCAGTGACACGACTGTGTGCCGATTCGCCGATTTGAGCCGCACAGAGGCAGAGGAGGCGCTGGCATGGGCTGCGCGGCAGCTAGAGACGCGGAAGCCGCGTAAGCGGAATGGAAGCAAGGATAGGAAAGTCCTAGACACCCCCTCGGCCGCGAACGATATACCAGACGACGTGCCAGATGATGCGCCAGAGGATGCGCCAGACGGCGCAGCCGAGGGACTGAATCTCGGGTTTTAGGTCCGACTACGAGGCCGAAGGAGAGAGGATAAAGTGAGAATAGAGAGAATCTCTGCCCATGGATTCCGCGGGTTGAAAGACGTGGACATCACGTTGGACAATCTGACGCTGGTCCTCGGGGCAAACGGCTCGGGGAAATCTTCCCTGGCAGGTGCTGTGCAGATGGCCCTAACGGGCCACTGCCGCTGGACGACCAGCGATGGCAAACTGGCCAAGCCGTTAGTCCGGTATGGACATACGCAGGCGACCTGTGAAGTCGTCCTGGACACAGATGACCGGACGGTCGTATGTGGACGAGAGATCATCACGGGCGTCCGGCCCTACTGCAGTGCCCCGGGGCGGCTGGACATGCTCGTCGCTGTGGAAGCGGAGGCTTACATCCGCCAGCTCGTGCCGGGGATCGAGCTCGCCGACTGCCTGCTGTCGAGTGAAGGATTCATCGACCTTCCACCGAAACAGCAGCAGGCGACTCTCTTCAGTCTCGCGGGAGGCGAAGCAGATGCGCAATGGTTCGCCTCCCAACTGACGGAGGAGGAGCGCGAGGCGGTCCGGGACGAGCTGGCAACGCGGCTAGTCGGCGCAGCACTCGCCGAGAGCGTCCACGCATCTGTGTACGCACGTCGGACCACTGCCCGGCGGAGGCTGAAGGAGCTGGAGGCGCAGTTGGCAGTGGTAGTGGAGACTGCGCCAGCAGTAAACATCACAGAGATGGAGACGGCGCTGGCCTCAGCCCGTGCTGAGCTGGCTGATTTGCAGGTTCGAATCGGGCGGGTCCAGGAGCGAACGCGGCACCGGGAACAGACACAGGAACGCCTGGCGCGGGCTGAGGCCGATGAGGCGGCCATCCGGCAGGCTCTAGAACAGCTCCCCACGACGGAACCGCCGACGAAGGCAGCGGTCACGAAAGCCCGCAAGGCGGTAGAGGCGGCGCAGGCCCGGCTGGACGAGGCCGAACGGGTTCTGACGACGGCCTATGGCGAGTTGGCCGCCATGAAGGCTACCCTAGAATCCCGGGCGCCGGCGGACTCGACATGCCCCTTGGACGGTGTCCTTTGTCCGCGGGGCGACGAACTCGTTGCGCTCGCGGATAAGCTCGCGAGTGAATGTGCCGCGCTGACAGAGATGGTCGCGCAGCGGGAGGCGGAACGCGACGAGGCACGACAAACGGTACAGGAGGCCCAGAACGCCCTATCCCAGCTGCTGGACTCCCAGCAAGCGGCAGAGCAAACCGCCCTACGTCGCCAAGAACTGGAAGAGCGCCTAGAGTCTCTCGAGCAGGAGATTGAGGCCCTCCGGGGCGACCTGCGCGAGGAGTCGGGAGACATCGCAGCACTGACTGTGCATCGGGACATGGTCTTGACGGCAATCGCGGAACAAGAGGCCGTGATCCGTACGGCCTATGCCGCCCAGCAGGCGCGGAAACACCGCGAGGAGACAGAGCGGATGCTGGCGCAGGCCAGGCAGGAGGTCGCGCTACTGGACAGCCTCGTGAACAAGTTCGGTCCGGCGGGTCTGCCGGCACAGGCGATGACCACTACTGTTGGGCAGGTCATCGACGCGATCAATGATGTGCTCAAGACCTTCACGGGCTTCCAGCTGGCGATTGACCCCGGCGTGGACTTCTCGTTGACCGTCGTGCGTGGCGACGAGACCACACCCATCAGGCTCCTGTCCGAGAGCGAACGACTGCGCGTCGGCGTAGCGATTCAGGTCGCCTTCGCTAAGTTGACGGGGTTCCCCATGGTGGTCGTAGACGCCGCGGACAGGCTGGACGCCGCGAACCGCCCCCAACTACTGGCGATGCTGCTGCGGTCGGGCGTGCAGGCACTGGTCCTGGCGACCCCGGGCAATGGACATACGCCACGGGCACCCGGACTCGTGGTGTATCAACTCGACGACGGCACAGCTACGGAGGTATAGTATGTACATCACCGGCAGGGACAGCGGTGTCGGCGGGCATCCCGTACGCCTCAGGCACCCATCGCGAATAGGGGGCATTGCAGTCGGCCTCTCTCCTCCCCGGCTGCACCCGGATCGTGATGGGAAACGGTTCAGCGTACGGCGCACGCCCGTCGTTCATGGTCGCCGTCTGCTCCCTGCCGGTCCCTTTTGGCCGCGTTATGCGGCCACACGTCCCGGTTGCTTGCAGGCGGGTCATCAGGCAGCCGGGCGCTACCGAGTCGCTTGGCGTGGGCGCCGTCCCGCCACGGCGCCCTATCTACACTGCAGAAAAGTAGCGAATAGAGGCCACTGGTGGCGCGTTTCTGATGCAGGAGGCACTTTTACCCGCGGAGGCGCTGGAATCGCGTTGACGGTGCCTCTACGCGCGATTACGGGGCATTGTGGATGTGCGTCGTCTATCGCATTTACAGCACGCAGATCGAATGGTGTCGCTGGAACCCCAAAAACGTGTACCTGGAACCAAGAAAACGTGTACCTGGAACCAAAAAAACGTGTACCTGGAACCAAGAAAACGTGTACCTGGAACCAAGAAAACGTGTACCTGGAACCAAGAAAATGGGCCAATTTGGGGGTGTCCCAATCCCTCAGAAATGGCTTAACCATGGGCTTTTTCGGCCTAGGCAACGCCTAGCTCGATTTGCGCCCCAAGAGTCTTTAAGTATTTACAACAACAACAAGAGAACAGCGTGTTGTTGTTGTCTCTATCAACTACCTCCGGATTTATCCGAGGAGCCCCACGGGGAGGATTCTATGATCGCCAAGCCGAAAAAGACCATTGAGCTAACTGATCTTGAGTTTATCCGGTCCGAGGTCAACCTGTTAGTCTTTCCGTTCTTTGCCCTCACCACTAAGGGACTACGGAGACGACTGCAGACAGAGTTTCGGGCAGTAGCCGAGAGAGAGGGCGAGCGGGTCGAAATCCTCTGGAGCGTATCAGCAAACTCAGAGTACGGCTACCCAGGGCCATTTGACCGGCAGGTACATCGCGCGGTTGAGCAGATCATCACTGAGATACTCAGGGATAAGGGGCAAGTGGAGAACCCGATACGCCTCGGGTCTCTCTACAGCCTCTGTGAGAGAATGGGTTGGCGGAAGCAACCGGGGAGCCAAGAGTACGGCGGCAAGCGGTACCGGGCTATCAAGAGGGCGTTGGAGCGCATTACCATGACTTCGATCAAGTCCGGGGGGGCATTCTACGACAAGGGCGAACGGCACAGGGTCTCCCAAGTCTTTCACCTCTATGATGCCGTGGTGTTTCAGGATAAGCGCCTTCGCGACGGCGAGATCGCCGACACCAACTACCTCTACCTCAGCGACCTCTACCTACAGAGCATTAACTCCTTCTACGTCAAACCTCTCGATTACCACTATCAGCAAAGCCTACGAAGCCCCATAGCCAGCCGACTCTACGAGATCCTTGGCGTCAAGTTTTATGGGGTCCGAAACCATCGGCAAGCTGAGGTGTGCTTCAGATACTCCACACTGGCTCAACTTCTCCCCGTAGAACAGTATCAGTATTTGTCTCACGCGCGAAAACAGCTCGATCCAGGGCACCAGGAGCTGGTGGACACCGGTTTTCTAGCAAGCTACGAGTGGCGGGAAGCCCGAGACGACGGGGATTGGCTGATCTTCTACCGGCCCGGCGAGCGTGCCAGAGATGAAATCCGCCAGGCGCAAGCCGAGCGCCGACTAACTAACGGGGCACAGGAGGCCCTGCCCCATATAGACGAAGAATTCGAGGCTAAGCCCGCAAAGCAAACCACCGCGGCAGCCGAACTCGTCTTAGAAGACGAAGCTGCAGACGAAGCCCTGGTCGCCGAGCTTGTCCAGCTCAAGGTATCTGAGAGCACAGCCAGAGAACTGGTGAAGCGCAGCGACGCCAGTGCAGTCCGCGAATGGATCGAGGCCATTGACTACAGCCGTGCCCAAGACAAGGCGGCTTTTCTGGTCAAGGCACTTCAGGAGAACTGGCAGGTGCCAGAGGAGTACCTCAAGGCCAAAGAGGAGAAAAGACAACAGGAGAGACTGCGGGAAGCAGAGCGAGCGAGACGACAGGATCAGATACAAGGAGAAGCCGAGGAGGAGGAGCTGGATCGTCTCTATGAGAGCCTCTCCTCAGAGCAACGGGCGGAAATAGACCGCGAAGCAGAGGCCCGCACCCCGCCGCTTCTGCGAAAGCAGATTGCCCTGCAGCGACAGCAGGGCGAATTCTCCCCTGCCACGACTGCGATCCTCCGTCTCAACCGGTACGAGATCCTGAGGACCTGGCTCAAAGAGGGCCGAATGGTGAACGCAATGTCCCGAGCGCGAAGAGGTGAACCGAGATGAACGAGACGCTGGCCTATCTGCAACGGGGTGACAGGCTGCTGATGATCCAGACCACAATCTGGCACGGCGAGAAGCGGGTGGACATCCGCTGGTGGGCGTGGATTGGGGATCAATGGCGGCCCACCAGGGCGGGTGTGTCCCTGAGGCCCGACGAACTGCAGGGGCTGATAGAGGCCCTGGCCGCGGCCTGGGACGTGCTTGGCGGCGATGACGAGGACGATGGCGAGGACGACGGCAAGGGCAATGGTGCGGGCAACGGCGCTGGTAACGGCGCGGGCGATGACGAGGCCCTGCTGGAGCGCCTGATGGACGACCTAACAGAGGAGGGGGACTAACTGTGCGTACCATCACCACCGGAGGCCCCCGGCGTGACCTGCGGGCCGTAGTGCGCGAGGAATGCGCGAACTGGAACTCCCGCGACGGGGAGTGTCTCTGGGGACACAGCTGTTATGTCCTCGGGGGACAGCGTTGCACGTACTTTGAGCGAGCTGTCCTGCCTGCCTGGCCGAATGTAGCCGCCGAGTACAAACGCGCGACGGCCCAAAGCCATCTGGTGGGGATCATGGTGCAGGAGAACAGCGACAGTGGGTGAGCATCCTGCGACGGGGGCGCCCTGGGCAGTGCGCTTCTGGATCGATGGCCCCTGCCGGGTGCAACGGTTGAAAGCCGTGCGACTCGGGAGCCGGCAAAGTCCCCGCGTGGGTATCCGGCGGGAACGTGACACTGAAAACTGGGTAGCAACCGTCGCTGCCGTCGCCCTCCAGCACTGTCGCCAACCATTGGAAGGACCTATAGTGTTGAAGCTGACCTTTGTGCGGCCCAAGCCCAAGTCCCTTCCCTCACGCCCAACGAAAGCCGACCCGTGGCCCTGGGTCCCTTGGCGCCGACCTGACCTGGATAACTTGACAAAGGCCGTGTTGGACGGGCTCCAGGGCCGGGTATTCAGCGACGACGCACAAATCGTGGACCTCATAGTGCGAAAGCGCTACGGCGATTGCGAAGGCGTGGACGTTGCTGCCAGAATGGCTAAGCCACCAAGCGAAAAAGCAAGGAGAGATCAAAGTGAAGATTATTACCCCTGGATTGATAGCTACGACATTGATAGCGAGCTCGGCAGTACTGTCTCTGGAGGGTGTTAGAGTAGTACTAGGTAGTAGTAGTAGTACTACTACTAGTAGTATTAATAATAATAATAATAATACTATTGATAATAATACTACTACTAGTAGTAAAGACAAACTGGAAGTATCAGCACTGGATTTGTTTCAGCGGTGCGCTATTAAAGCCCTCGCTGGTGACTACGGCCAACTCCAACCCTGGCAACGCTACGCCTATGCCCGTGGGTTAGTCGACGGTGTCAAAGCCACCAAACTGCTGGTTTTGACTCAGTACAACGCAAAGGAAGGGCGATTCGGACAGGTGGATCGACGCGGCCAACCTTGTACAAAACACACCTGCGCCAGCAATCGACTGCCTTACGGCTGTTACGTTTGGACGAACAAAACCGGCTTGCGCCAAGTGCGTGATTGTGGAGCCTCACGCAACGACACAATTGCCCGAAGGATAGCACAGAAACACGGCCATTCTAATTGGCGAAACGCTATCTGGATCGATGTGTGGTATCCTAATGCCCAGAAAGCCCGTGCAGCAGGGCTTACTGGCTGGCACCCGACTAAAGGCGCCGTGATCGCAGGAAGATGATCATACTTGAAGGAAAACTGGAGTGAGTCACGAGTCAAAGCGGTTTTACACCAGTACCGCGCCATTGCGGAGGTCTTGCATGATCCCGGTACAGTTTCCGGATCTGATAGTCAGCGCGAGACCGACGATACTCTTTCCTATCTCCTCCAGCTTGTCATTGAGAAGGCCGATATTGAGCAGGCGATTCTATACCTACCGTGGCCGCGGCTTGTACCGGCAGCCCTGTACTGGATTGGAGGCTACTATCAAGGGAGTATTGCTCTCTTGGAGGGTTGTCGCCAGAGTGTGATTTCGGATGCGTTGCAGCAGGCGCAGGAGGAAGTAGTGGGGTGGCTAGTGTATGGACGTTATCCCAGCCCACCTAGGTATACTGGACGACGTCGAGGTTGGGATTTTGCACCGGTTGTGGTGGCTCTACTATGCTCAGGAACCTATGGGGCGCAAGAGCTAGGGCGGTGGTTGACGAATTGGTCGCTTGAACGGTGCTATAGATATCAACCGATACGGACATGGCTTCGGGACCCATACACTAGAAGGGGTGTTACAAGAGGTGCGCCCTCTATGGCTGCAAACGCTGCACAATAGCTTCGACGAGTTGTGCGCTGAACCAGACGTTCAGCGATTGATTAGTGAGGTAGCGTTATCTGTTAGCCGCAGCACGCAGTGCGAAGACGTGTCTTCCTTGGAGGCGGCCATTCGGTTAAAGTTCTGGCAAGAACTGCGGCGCATTGCGGAGAAGTACGACACGGCACAGCACCGAGGGGGCTGGCGCCGCTATTTGTTGAAGCTTGCAAGGCAAGCCGCTTATGGGCGGGCAGTTGAGGAGA